AAGATGCAAATAATAATTTTGCTATGGCGGCTCCATTATCTGCTGTAAAGATGATGAAGAGTAACATAAACAAATTGAATGATGACTCTAGTGGTTTTGACACAAGTCAAAATTTAACATCTACTAATTTAAGAACTGAGTATTTAGGTTTACAAGTTGTTCAACCATCTAATAAGATGGAGATAACTGACATGACTCAGATTAAAGATATAATTACATCTGAACAAGATGACCTTGTTGAAATTCCTGGAATGGGTTTAAATGAAAAGGGTCAGGTAATGAGAGTTGGAGATGTCAGAAGATTATATAATGAAGCTATATCAAAAAGGGTTACATTAAAATATAAAAACAAAAGAAATTTAATATTTACTTTTGACACTGCATTAGATGAATTTAAATTATCTAAAAAGAAAGGTGCTATAACTCCAAATCTTGCAGCATTTTTAAATTATGCACAGGGTTCTCTAAAAGCATCTGGCTCAGCATCAAACTTGTTAGAGTTTTTTGGAACTGAAGGCGGAGAGCAAAAGTATAATCTTAACAATCCTTTTACAGCTAAAAAATATGAGCAATTGTTTCTTTCATATTTTAGTAAAGGAACACTAAGAGAAAAAATCCCTGGTACTTCTTTAGCTTTAGTATCATCATTTGGTACTAGATACTATAGAATGGTATATGAAGTTAAGAACGGTATACCTGTAAGATCAGAAATAATAAGACAGACACAATGGAAAGGTGGAGATGCAGTTGAAACAATGCCTGGTGATGGAGTATATCCAAATGGACAAGTTGTTATAGATGTATTGAGAACAGGTCTTATGGATTACACAGATCCTACTGACCCATCTACATCAACAGGTGAAAGGTATAGTGAGGTTGTTATGCCGGCTATGGATAAAAACGTAATGGATTTAATAGCCAATACTGATGCTAAAATACCTGATGCTATATCTAAAATGTTTGGTGTACGTATACCAACACAAGATAAACACTCAGCAGTAAATATGAAAGTTGTTGATTTCATGCCTGCATACTATGGTTCATCTGCTATATTTCCTAAAGAATTAGTTGAGGTATCAGGAGCAGATTTTGATATAGATAAGGTGTATGCTAAAATTAAAGAGTACTATTTAGATAGCAAAAATAACTTTGTTGCTTATGGTAAAGGAGATCCGTATACTGAATATGTGTTGAACATAAATAAACTAACTGCCAAAGAAGGTACTACGTATAATTCTGCAGCTAAATTATTTAATAATGATGAGATAGCTATTAGGTTGGAAAATTCATTAACACCTTCAGAAATGAACAGACTAACTGATCCAGATGGTGCTAACCGATTTACTGAAGATTCTTTAAGAGCAGCATTAGTTCTAGGTCTTCCATCAACTAAAGCCAAGTTTGATAAGTATGTTGAAAAACATGGTACACCAAATGAAGCTATATTAAACAATGATATTTTAGATTACAATTATGCTCTTGCAGGTAACACGGGAATGACTGGAACTGAATTAAGCATGCAAGAAAATAAAAGTGATTTACCTATTGCATACCAAGCAGCAGATATAGAAGTATTAAAAACTGCGTTTGATGAGCTTGTTAATAATGAGAATATACAATTGTTTAAAGACAGACAAGATTCACCCATAGATATAGATACATTGACGGGTATGATACAATCATTTGAGGCAAACAAGGGCTCTGCAATTGGAGCAGTTGTTTTACCAAATGCATATTTGAATCTACTTACTGAATACAAAATTCAATTATTTAAAGAAGTTAGAATAGGAAATAATAAATATCCTGGATTTGGGGGTAAGACAATAAACGGTGAGAGAAAGCAAGATATAATATCTTCTTTAGTTACAATGGAAACAGATAATGCTAAAGAAAGATTTATTGCCAAGTTGGGATTAAACAGACATGCTGTGGGTATGGCTGCTAATATGATCTCATTAGGAATACCTTTAAAAACAACTCTTCTTTTATTGAACTCTGCAGAAGTAAGAGATCTATATGATCTTTCTATGAACAAAAAGGATAAGATGGATCCGGGATTAGATGATTTATTAGAAGGAAGAATTGGTGCATTACAGACTAAAATAAAAGCTGAGGCAGATAGAACAGGTAAAAAAACTAAATTTGTTAGTGTAACTGATGAACTATTAGAAAGTGCTGTAGATAGTACAGATGCACTGTCTGATAATCAAAGAATTCAAATCTTATTTTTATTTAATAGAATTAACAAAATAAAAAAATGGTCAGCAAAAATGAGACCTGCAGTTACTTTGTCTCAAGGATTACCTAAAGATGTTCCTACAATTAAGAAAAATATAAAAGACCTTCAAGATTTATTTGGGCCTTTTGCTCAAGCAGATGTGAATGCTATTTTTAAAAGTAAAACTTGGCAGAGTAATAACCTTAGAATATTCTCTCAAATTTATCAAGAGCTATTACCAAACACTCTTTTAACAATGTCTCCAGAATTTGGTAAGATGTTAGATCCTGTATTGGAAAATTTAGATACTGATAGTAGTGGATTTACATTTGAGTCTCAAGCACAAGTTGAACAAGATTTGCTTTCCTATCTTACAATTAAGAGTTACCAGCATTTATTAAATAATAGTTCAAGCAATGCTGCACCTGTAACAAATAATTTAATTTATCCAGGACCAATTAATACAACAGATTTATCTATTGTAAAAATGATTAGAGATGAAAAATTAAGAAGGTCAGAAAACAATGAAGAATCAAATTTCTTTTTAGATTCATTTGTTGGTACGGAATATGCAAATGACCAAGGTAATAATACTGGTTTAAATATAGCTACTTCAAATACATGGAGAAGATTGAATGCAGCAAATATGATTGACCTGCAAACATCTTTTGCTAAACTATACGGAGGGCTTGAAACAAGAGATTTGGCAGTATCTATTCTTCACTACATGATGATAAAAGATGGATTACAATTAAAGTATGGTAGTTTAATGAAAGCAATGAGTCCTTTTGTTATTGAAAAATATCTTAACAATGTAAATACAGTTGAGCTAGCATTAAAACAAGTTGTTCCCTATGAAAAAGCATTTGGTTTAAGTTATGAAGATTTGGCAAATGAATTTAAAGAAGGTTATTTACAATCTAATCCGGTAGGTCCATTACTTAATAATTATAAAGTAGGTGACCTTAGAAATGGAACAGGTATATTAAACATAATTGAAGATTTTGATGCAGTCAAAAATGAATTTCTAATTACGGATAGTGGTTATTCATCTGGAGAAGCTAAAGCACCAAAAGATTATGTTAGATTAGCTATACCAGGTACAGTAGTTAGTTATAGATTATTTAAATTAGATAATTTAGATGGGCAAATAGCAACATATAAAGAAGTTCCATCAATGGGATCCAATCAACAGTTTGCAGCTGGTTTTGTTGGTGGACCAAGATTAACTTACAAACAAACAAGGAGTACTAAAACTAATAATGATGTTGCAGGTGTTGCACCAGCTGCACCAGCACAACAAACTAGTGAGTCAGCTGGTGCAAGTGTTGGTACTGATGCTAAAGCTACACAAGAAAAACAAGATGTGTTAAGAACTCCAGGAGCAATTATTGATGTTACAAACAAGAGTGTTGTTGTAAAAGAAGATCCTGATGCAACTGCAGTTAATATAGCTGACCCAGCAAAAGCACTAGAAGCCTTGTCTAAGTTATCTGCAAGTGGTACCTTTGACGAAGCAGCTAATGCAAACATTGAAAACAATTCTCAGCAGTTAGATGGTTTAACTGATCAACAACAAAGTGAAACTGATGATTTGAAAAAAGATCTTAAAGAATCACTAGAAGTTGAAGAAGCTGAAAAATTAGAAGATTGGTGGAAAGCTAATGTATCAGGTAATACAGAAGCAGAAAATAAAATGAAAGAGCAAGGTATGGCATCAATAGAAGACGCACTGCTTATATATGGTGATTTATTTTCACAAACCACGTTGGGAGAACAAGAATTAATAGAAAGACTTAAATGTTTTTTATAATAAAAAAATAAGAGATGGCTAAATGTTATAATAGAAATGATGCTGCATATCTAGCATTAAAAGATATTTACAAAACTGATCTAAAAACTTCTCAGGTAATTAGTAATTGGCAAGAAGCAAATGATTCTGACATTTTTCCAAGTGCTGTACAGGCTAAGTCAATGGTTTCTGATCAAGAGATTGTTTTTAGTTTAAAGCAAAAAGAATTTGGTCAAGCAGTTTTAGATAATGTAAGACGTGAAAAAATAGGTAGCAGGCTAGCTGGTCAATTTTTAATTAATAACTCTAACCCTGAGACATTATTATATGATGAATCCTTTCTTGAAAATAATCTGAAAAGGTTCTATAGATATTTAGAAATAAATAATATAGATGAATCATCATTTAAAGTAACAAGAACAAATCAAAGCTATAAGATTGAGCCAATCAATAGTGCATTTGGTAGAAGAGACATTTTAGAAAAGTCAAGATCATGGGATACTAATAGATCAAGAGCTGTAGTAATGCATCTTAAAAAAATGTTTCCACAGATAAAAGTAAAAATGTTATCTGTAGCAGAAGCTAGAATATTACATGAATCCCTACCAAAGTATAATAAAAAAGATGTTGGTTTTGACAACGTAAAATCTTTCTATTACAATGGCACAGCATATCTGATTAAGGGTAGAGTAACTGATGAAATAGCAATTGAAGAAATGTTGCATCCTTTTATAGATGCAATAAAAATGGAAAATGAAGAACTGTTTAATAATTTATTAGATGAAGCAGTAACTAATTTTCCTGAATTATCTGAGGAAATTAAAGATGCATACAATAATCAATCTAGAAACTTCAGTGAAACTGAAAGGGATTTAGAAATTGTAACGCAAGCTTTAGCCAGACACTTCAAAAAAGAATATGAGACAACTCCTACCAAAGGATTTTTAGATAGGATTGCTGAATTATTAGAATGGTTTAAAAGTGTTATAGAAAATCTAAGTCAATATTTAACAGGTAAACCATTACCAGTATCAGCAATTAAAGCTACTACATCTATGAGTGATATAGCTAAGTTATTGAATACAGAAGGTATACAGTTTAAATTAGAGAAGAGAGTCAACGGTAATGTAAGGTATAACTTAACTAAGCAAAAGGCTAAAGAATTAAAGGCTGCAAGAGCTGAAGCCAATAATGTACAAAAGCCAATATTAGATCAACTATATAATCTTGCTCAACTTGCAGATCAAGAAATACATCAATTTTCTGTATCTGAAAAGAATGCTGCAGCTGGTGATACACTTGTGGTTTTGAATGAAGAAGATCATGTATACTATAATCCTAATAAAACTAAAGATATATACACCTCAGCTACAACAGCTATTAAAGGAACATTACCTGAAGATAAACAAATAGCACATAAGATTAATTTGGATATTGGTAATGAAATAGATACTCTTTTAGAAGGTGTTATTGGTGGTCTATCATTTGATGCATCATTTAAAAATTTAACAACTGACAATGTATCCAAAGAAAAAGCAAAAGAAGTTTTTGATACGTTGGATACTATAATACAAAACTTTAAAGATCAAGGGTCTATTGTTTTATCACAAGTAGTATTGTTTGATGAAGCAACAAAGATAGCCGGTATGGCTGATATATTTATTATAGATGAATATGGGAGAGTGCAAATTCTAGATTTAAAAACAAGTAAGAACAATCTAGATGATGTAAATGATGATGGCATTAAAAAATATAAAGTTAAATATCCTTTAGGAGCTGACAGTAAACTTATACAATATGGTGTCACAGAACTAAATACAGAAGCTCAACATAATTTACAAGTTGCTCTGTATAGAAGAATGATTGAGAATATGGGCTATGAGGTATCTTATCATGAATGGTCTATGGCAACTATTCACTTTAATGTTGGAATAGAAGGTTACGGGGTTGATCAGGTTTTTAACGGTGAAGTAAACTATGACAGAATATATGCACACCCTATCTCAACTCAATTAGATAAGGTAAACAAGTTAATACCCATATCAAAAAACTCTGCTAAACAAGAATCATTGTCCAAAAAGCAACGTGATGCTTATAATAAAATTTGGAATGGTAAAGATCAAACAACTGAAACCACAGAGCAAGATAAGACTGACGCAGAAAGTTTTACTGAATATAATATTGCTGCTGGTTTACTAGAAGACTACATGGGTAAGCTTATTGCTAAAAGAGATTTAATCCCTTTAGTAAAGAATAGTATTTATATCCAGTCTACTCAGAAAAAAGAGATTGATCAAATTTCAAAAACTATAGCATACATTGCAATAGCCTTATCTGAAGATGCGGGTCAACAGTCTGTTGTTTTATCTGAGGTATTACAAGATGCTCTAGCACAAATAAAAGAGTTCAGATCTTTTATGGAAGATCCTAACAATATAACAAAGCCAGAATATTTATCATATGCACTACACTTTGAAAAATATCTAGAAACATTTAGAGGTCTTTATGAATTGAAAGATCTAGTTGGGTTAAATAATACACAGAAAAATTTAATTTTATCTTTACAAACACAACTAAATGCATTAAGAGGATCCAAGGGAAGTAGAGGTATAGTTGATGATGCGTTATATGATTACGTACAAGAGCAAGTAAGAACAAAGTCTAGTAATAACTACGGAGGAGAAGGAAGTTACTTTACCAAAGAAGATTTAGACTTAGTAATGGAGTTTGCACAAGATATAGATGGTATTGAATACCAAACTAGAGATATGGATACTTCAGGTGATGTAATGTTATCTGTTATGGCTAAAATAAGAAAGATACAAACTCAGAAACTTTTAGATAAGGTTGCTCAAAGAGAAGACATAATTAGAAGTCTTGCTCAAAAACTTGTCAAGCTTAATCCAGGTGTACCTTTAAATGAGCTCTATGACTTTATGTTAGAGTTTGTTGATGTTGACGGAGTTAAAACCTTTAGTGGTAATTATGTAACAGCAATAGGTAATAAATATAATATAAAGCAAGATGAACTAAGATCCGTATTGAGTGATAATGAGGGTACTTGGTATGAATATAGACCGGTATTTAATTTAGATGATGCAAAGAAAACACCTCAAGGTAGAGCAGATTTAAAGTATAATCAAGAACTAGCAGATAAAAAAGCAGCATACAGTCAGTTCTTTAGAGCAGAAGCAAAAGATGATGAAGGTAGGCTTATAGATGGTATGTATCACAAATATACACAGGAGTTTAAAGATGTAAGATCCAGATATGAAATGTGGAATTCTGGTGGTAGTACATCTGAGACAGGATACTGGAAAAGAAAAGCAGGTATTCCACAAGCTGACTGGATTACATACCGTGCTAGATACTATGATAGAATTCCTTATACAAAAGCCAATAGAGTTAACGGTGTAGCAGATGGAACTATTCAAATTAAAGAAAATAGTTTTGATGTTCCTAAAGTTGAGAATAGAGANGTAGTATTAGAACCACGTAATGGTGATAGTATGTCAAATCCTAAGTACAATTCAATAATGGATCCTACTAAGACTGATGCGCTTTCTGTAGCACAGAGAGAGTTTTACAATATGTATGTTGATATGTATGAAAAGGATCTACTTAAAAAAATCCCAATTGGTGTAGCAGCAGACATGCTGGGTAGAGCTCCTTTAGTAATGAATAGATTACTTGATCAAGTAAGTAGAAAGGGTACTACATATAGTAAGCTTTATGCTAAAGCCGTAAGGTCTAAAGCATTTAATATGTTTAAGACAACTCAACAACAAAAAAATATACAAGTAGATAACCAAGGGTATATAATAAATCAACTTCCAATTTACTATACAGGAAAACCAAGAACAGATGAAGAAAGAGAAAGTGTTCAAAAAGATATTGATGTACTAAAAGAAAAGTACAAGAGTAATAAAATAACTAGAGACGAGTATAAAGATAAGGTTGCAATTCTTAATGGTAAAATGGCTAAGATAATGGCTACTCCAGCATTAGGTCAAATAGATACTGATATGGCATCTAGTTTATTAAAGTTTAGTGCTATGGCAGAAAACTTTGAAACAATGGGTCAAATAGATGATACTCTAAATGCTTTTGTAAAAGTAATAGAAAACAGAACTTATAGTCCTGCTCCAACAACAGGCTTAACTTTATTGAGTAGAGGAAAAGATAAGATTGTAAGTAATGTTGGAACTAAAGCAAACCGAACAGAGCAGCAAAAAAATGTTGTAAGAAGAGCAAAGAAATTTATGTCTATGATTCATTATGATAATGAATTAGTAACTAAAGGAGCTTTTGATAAAATAGCAGATGGTATAATTCAGTTTTCTTCCTTGTCTTATGTAGCATTTAATCCATTTGGTAACTTTAATAACTACTTAATAGGTAGATTAAATAACAACGTAGAATCTTTAGGGGGTAGATTTTATTCTAATAGTGCATTTAAAAGAGCAACTTGGGAATTTAATAAGAGAGCATTGCCAGCATTAGTTCAAAGAACAGCACATGGTGGTGCAGAAGATTTACTTGACGTAGTAACATTAGGAGTTATACCTGGCTTAGCTAAGGCAGACTATAATAAAAAACTACCTAACAATAAATATGAAGGCTTTGTAGATTCATATAGAATGATGGATAGTATGACAGACATACGTGAACAATCTTCAGCAACTGATGACGGAAAGAGTTGGTTTCAAAGAGCTACTGAATGGGGTTATATAATGCAAGATGCTGCTGAATATAATTCACAGACTAAAGTAGGTATGGCTATATTAATGGATTATATGATTGAAGATGATAATGGAAATTCATTGTCATTATTTGATGCTATGGATTTTGATACTAAGTCTCATAAAAATGTTATGAAAGAAGGTTACCATATCTTAGTTAAGAAAGATGGTTCAAAGGTGGAATGGTCAGATGACATGAGGTATGAAATAAGAAATGAAATTAGAGAAGTCAACAAGCAAATTCATGGTAACTATGCTAAAGAAGATAGGATGGTTTTACAGTCTCATACTTTAGGGGCCCTTGCAGTTCAATTTAAAAAGTGGGTTGCTCCTGCAATTAGAGCAAGATACCAAAGAGAATACTTTGATCAAAACTTGGGTTGGATGGAAGGTAGGTATAAATCTGCTTTAAGTTTTATAAACTATGCAATGAGAGAAGTGTTTGTTAATCAAAACCTTCATTTTAAAACAATGGGTAAAGATTATATGGATGCCCAAGTAAACTATTACAGTAAAGAAAAATATGGTGTAGAAAGAAAATATGGTGAAGGTGGTAACATGGACCAAAGAGCAAAAAATAAATTGTTTGGCTTTTATAGATCTATGGGTGAACTAGGTATAATGTTTAGTGTGATGTTTGTATCAATGTTATTTGATAGAATTCTAAGAGGTGATGATGATGATAGTGATTTTGAAAAAAGACTTAAAAACTTAACAAGATATCAAGCAGATAGAGCTTATAAAGAATTAGTATTATTTATGCCTTCTTTTGCTGGTGCAAAACAAATTGACCAAATGGCAAACTCACCTATTGCTTCAGCTAGATCTGTAACAGAAATGTCTGAGTTTTTGGAAATGTTTATTGTTGGAAATGCTAGATATGGCCTATCAAAAGTAACTGGAAATGAAGAAGAGTTTTTATCAAACTCATCATATGTATATCAGAGAGGTGATAGAAAAGGTGAATTTAAAGTTCATAAAAACTTCAGGGATGTGTTTCCAATAGTCTATTCAATTCAAAAATGGAAGTCATATATTAAAAATGCTGATTTCTATATCAAATAAAATATTAGTGTTTGCTTGTTAAATCAGGGAATTTGTGTGATATATACATNAAAAAAGTGTATATTATTATATAGGATACAAAGATAAATGAGGCTAATTAAGAAAAACATATTTGCATTATCAGTACTAATAATCATAACATTCTCATCTTGTGGTACATATAACATATCTACAAGCTATAAGATTAAAAGTATTTTGACAATAACAGAAAAAGGTGACACACTTGCGGTCCCTGTTAGAGACTTTAAGTTTAGAATATTACGTCAAGATGATCCTTTTGGATATAATTATAATCAAAATTGGCAACATAGAAATTGGAATTACTATAATGTACCTAATATTAATGTTAGAAATACATACAGTCCACCTGTAATGCACACAAGACCAGTAACCATACCAATAATTAAACCTACAAAGCCAATTAAACCGGTAAAAGCTATTAGAACTATTGTTCCAACAGTGAAGACAAAGGAAAATTAAATTTAACAATGACAACTAAATTAATCTTAGTGAGCATAACAGCATTTTGTACGTATTTGTGTACGTACTTTTTTGATTTATCAATGGAAAACATGGAACAATACCTGGCGGTTTGTTCAGTATTATGGTTAGATGGCGTTTTTGGAGTGTGGGCAGGCTGTAAAAGAGAGGGATTTAAAACATATAAAGCCTTAAGAATAACAAAAAACACCTTTACATGGTTAGCTATCCTGACAGTCATACTTATGATAGAGAAAGGTTTTGCTGGAACAGGTTGGCTATCAGAAGTAATTGTAGTTCCCTTTATGGTGCTTCAAATTATAAGTGCCTTAAAGAATGCGTCAATGGCAGGTCTGATAAAAACAGATGAGCTTAACAAAATTCTAGATAGAATTGACAATCACAAAGGACCTAGAAAATAGAGTCCTTTTTTAATTACTGAGATAAATATGTTTGTATAAAATGCACAGTCCATGCAATCAAACCATTTAAGTTCAATACAACTAAGTTCCATTGCTTACGAGATGATGTTTGAACTATAACAAAAACAAAACCTATAATAAATAAAAATGGTTCTAAAGTCCATTGAGCAGCAATCAAAAAGCCTGCACCCATGTAACCTACACGGGATGCAACTTTCTGATAAGTAGTAAGTTTATTAGTATAAGATAATAAGCTAATTATATTTTCTTTTAATTTACCCTTCACAACTTGAACATTCTAATATATTACGAGCAAAATCTTGAGCTGAACTTTTACTAAATTGATAGTATAAAGTTTTAACTCCTTCCTCCCAAGCATACATATATAACTTATTTATATCTTTAGCTGAGACAGATGGATCTATCATTAAGTTTAATGACTGTGACTGATCAATATACTTTTGTCTTTGAGCTGCTTGCAATACAATCTCTTTAGGAGATATCTCAACAAAAGACTTGAAAACTTCTTTATTAGGAAAATCTAAATGTTGTACACTCCCATCTTTTTTAAGTATAGATTGCCAAGTTTTACTATTATTTAAACCATGCTTTTCTAACTGAGCTTCTAAGAAAGGATTCTTATATACTGTTTTAGACTTAGCAAGATCTTTTATAAAGTAGTTAGACTTAATAGGCTCAATACCCATGCTCACAGCTCCGTGAATGAACGAACTAGATTTAGTTGGAGCAATTGCCATTAGAGTTGTGTTAGCATAACCATCCCTAATAGAATTGTATCCATACTCTGTATGTAACTTTCTTGATGCTATTTCACTTCTGTCCTTAAGAGTTCTAAATATTTCACTGTTTAAACCTTTAGCTTGTAGTGAGTCAAACTCAATAAGCTTTGATTGAAATAATGAATGGTAACCCATAACACCTAGACCAACAGCTCTGTGATTTTTTGCAAAATTATATGCTCTCTTCATACCGGGCATTGTTTCTGCCTTAATAATAAACTCATCCATTACTGCATTAAGAAAATACACATATGTTTCTACAGCATCTGTTTCTTTAATCTCATCCCAGTGTAACAGGTTGATAGATCCTAAGCAACAAACAAAAGAATTATAACTGTCTGTAGGTAATTGTATTTCAGAACATAGATTTGAAGCAGTGATCTCTAATCCCAACTCTTTATAAGGAGAATTATTATTAGAGTTATCTTTAAACATTATGTATGGAAAACCAATCTCACTTCTATTTTGAATAATCTTGGCCCAAACTTTACGTTTGCTTTTATCACCGGCTTTCATTTCTTCCATCCAAGCATCACTAACTGTAACACCATATTGAAGGTTCTGAATGGGGTTACCATCTGTCCCAATATCTAAAAACTCTAAAATATCAGCATGCTCTACAGGTAAGTAGACTGCACATGCTCCACGTCTAGCTTCAGATTGTTTACATACATCTACTACAGTATCATATATCTTAGCATAATGAATTGGTCCATCTGCAAATCCTCCTGTAGAAATAGGAGCACCTCTTTCTCTAATGTTTCCTAAGTAAGCTGAAGTTCCACCCCCATACTTAGACATCATTCCAATTTCACGGCCAGCATTTAATATACTGTCCAAGTTGTCATCTACATTAGATCCATAACAACTGATAGGTAATCCTTTTGCTTTACCAAAGTTTATCCACACTGGAGTTGACAAAGAGTAATATCCTTTGGCCATGTAGTGTTCAAACTTTTCTGCAAATCCTTTTATATTCAAATACTTTTCTGCTTTAATAGCAATGTCTTTGATTCTTTGTTCAGGGGTCTCTGTAATGTAACCCCTTGATAAAAATGTACGGCTGTCTTCATTTAGCCAGTAGTAGTTATTATACTCCATAATTAGTTGGTTTTAAAATAAGTCATCTTCTGTGATGCTCTTGCTTTTCTTGTTGTAATCTACACTCTTTTTGTAAAAGAAGTCTCCTTCTTTGGTTCCTAGTATTTCTATATCAAACCATTCAGTAGAGCTTATTAGTTCTGAGTCAACTTCAAAGATTGACTTCATACCTATCTTTTCTAATGAGTTGTTGAATCTATTCTTAATAAAATGTTGTATTGTATTCTGTGGTAAAAAACTAAGTTCACCTTGTTCAAATATCCAGTCTAGTATACCACATTCAGCTCTATAAGCTTTTCTACATGCAGAATAAATTAATTCTTCAAACTCTGCATCAAACCACTCAGGGTTTTCTTTTTTAATTATATTAATAAGTTCAGCTCCAAAGTTACCGTGTATCTCTTCTTCTTTACTAGTAGCCTCTACAACGTTAGATATGCCTTTAAAAACATTCTTTTCTTTGTTGAAGCTCATCATAATTAAGAACTGACTAAACAGACTTACGTGTTCTATAAATAAAGAAAACAGTAATACAGATTTAGTATACATCTTATCATCTCTAGAACGTGTACCATCCAGGTACTTCTTCAAGTACTTAAGTCTACCCGCAATAGCAGGCACATCAATAACACTTTGAAATTCTTTTTCAAGGCCTAGTATTCTTAACAATCTAGCATAAGCATCTTTGTGTCTTACTTCTGATTCAGCAAATGTCATTCCTACATCACCAACTTCTGTAATTGGCATTCTCTTATAGAGATCAGCCCAAAAAGTTTTCACATTAACTTCTATTTGAGCAATTGCGAGCATAGTCTTTTTAATAACATCCCGCTCTGATGGCGTAATAGTTACTTTAAAATCTTGAATGTCTTCTGTAAAGTTAAATTCTGTATCAATCCAGTAGGAATGTCTGATGGCATCTTTGTATGCTAATAGCTGTGGATATTCATAAGGTAGTATATTTACTCTGGGTTTAAAGATGTTTTTATTCATAAGGATATGTGTTAAGTATTAAAAAGCCCCATTCTCTATATAAAGAATGCGGCTACTAGATGTATTTAATTTACTAAATGTAACTGAGATATAAAAGAGAACTATCACTTTTTATATGCTATTATATTTATTTTAACTAAGTTAAAATTTGTATATTGTTATCAGCAAGCAACACAAAGGTAAGATTTTAAAATCTTAATCAGTTGGTTAATTCACACAAAATTTGTATATTATTCATATAGTACTTTTAAAAACAAATTTATGTTTAAAAAAATTATACATGTTATTTGGACATATAGCCTGCAAGACTCTTGGAGAGCTATTTGGTCAAAGACTACAATAGATGAAAAAGCTGAAGCAACTTTACTAGAAATAGTAAAACGTTATAAGTTAACAGCAGATGAATTATCTGATGTAGGACGAGCAATTAAAGAAGTTGGTAACCAGCTAGGTCACGTACCTAAAGCTGTTGTGGGTAAAACAAGAAAACGAAAACCTAAAAAAAAAGAAATAAAGTAATGAGACAAGTTTGTATATTAATACAATGGCTTTCAAGAGGTAAGATTTGTTTGGGTCATTGCCGTCAAGGATTATGTAAAAAAACTAAAAGTAAATTATAATGGAAGACTGGGCATTAGAAATAGCATTTCATTGGCCTCATGATAGACTAGCCCTAGGGTGGGAATTTATGAGACCAAATGTTGAATATGATTATACAACTGTAAAACTATATTTATTCTTTGTAACATTTACATTGGATATTTAAAATTAAAATAAAATGGCAAAGAAAGGATTGTGTTTACCCAAAGGTAAAATGTCAAGGCAAAAAAGTAAAATGCTTATGAGAACCGGTGGTGAATTAGAGGACATGATGCAAGGCTCTTACACAGAAAAAATGCGTAAGGGTGGTGATGCAGAAAGAATTACAACTAATAGCAAAGGAGAAAGTAAAAAACAAAAATATAAATTAGGTGGTTGGACCCACTCTGGTAAATAGCATATGAACATTTTAACTGACATATTAAGTTTAATTAAACAAGGTAAGTATTCTAAACTAGCTGAAAAGGATGACGTGCTTGTATTAGGTAAGTGGAATGAACAACCAGATATGACTGGTGTTGCATCTCCCATACCTTATAAAGCAGTTAAATTAATTAAAATATCAGACTTTAAGGTTGATGCTGCAACTTGTGATTACAAAAATGTACCAGATGTTCCTGTAGGAGATACAGGTGTTATATTTCAAAACAAAACAGTTGATGCTGACACAGGTGAATGCACTGTTACTTTCCGTACATTAAAATCACTAAGTACTAATTTAACTTTAGCTGCCTCAGCAGATGATAATTATATAGAGATTACAACAGAAGGTGAACCCAATCTAGCAGCTAATGTAGGAACAGGTGCTGGTATATGGAAAAACAAAATAGGTGAGACACTTAACTTTAAGTCTTTAAAATCAGGAAATAAT